CCTACTAAATTTACTGATACTGGCCAACCCATAATTGATGAAGAAGTTTTATCAAAATTAAAATATCCTGAAGCTAAAGAATTAAATGAATATCTAACCCTAGAGAAAAGATTAGGTATGTTAGCTGACGGTAAAAACGCTTGGTTAAAAGTACATAAAAAAGGAAGAATACACACTTTTTATGTAACGAATATTATAACAGGACGTATGGCAGCTCGGTTTCCTAATCTTCAACAAGTGCCTAGTTTACACACTCCGTATGGAAAAGAATGTCGAGAACTCTTTGTACCTTCAGACGGCAAGGTACTTGTCGGAGCTGATGCTAGTGGAATTGAGGCGAGATGTTTTGGACATTATATTTATAACTATAAAGGTGGAAAAGAATATACTGATTTAATTTTAAATGGGGATATTCATTCATATAATATGAAAGCTGCTGGGTTAGAAGATAGGCAATTAGCGAAAACAATGTTCTATGCTATTCTTTATGGTTGTTCATTTAAAAAATTATCACAAATATTACAAGTACCTTTAGCAGAAGGTAAGATTATTTTAGATAGGTTTTATTTAAACCTACCTTTTCTTAAAGAAATTAAGCAAGATATTTTTATGACTTTAGAAGATAAAGGATTTATACGTGCTATTGATGGACGTAAATTACAAATTAGAAGTAGTCATTCAGCTTTAAATAGTTTGATTCAAAGTTGTGCAGCAATCGTTATGAAACAAGCCTTGATTATTTTATGGAGTAATTTAAAAGGTATTGATGCGTTTGTAGTGGCTAATATTCATGATGAATTTCAAATTGAAACTACACCAGAGTTGGCAGAGAGAGTAGGAAAAATTGCAACCCAATCAATTCGAGAAGCTGGTCAACGACTTAAACTCCGAGTTTCCCTTGAAGGAGAATATAAAATCGGAAAATCTTGGGCTGACACCCACTAAAAACTATGCTTGGCGAAAGTGGGCTTCAAATGCTTTAACTAACCAAATTAGACGGAGAGGTCATAATTGTGGGTTAACAATAGATGGGTTAATCGCAATAACTCCTAGTCATTGTCCTTGTTGTAAAAAAATATTAGTACCTCAAGGTTCTGTAAAAAATTCACCAACAGTAGATCGTATTGATACCACTAAAGGTTATGAACTAAATAACATTTGGGTTATTTGTTTTCAGTGTAATCAAACGAAAGGCCAACATCAATTTCCTGATACTTTATATAAGATAGCTGATGCTTGGTATTTTAAATTGAAAGAAAAGGTAAAAAAATTATGCAAGTAATAATTGTGTTAACTGATGTTGGTACAAGGAATTTAAATCAACCTAGATTAAAGACGAATAGTTTAACTTATTCTATCTTTGAAAAACCACAACAAGGTGAAAAAGTAGATGTAAGTATGTTAGATAGTCCGTCAGTTCAAGTAGGAAGTATGTTATCAGCTTTCTTAAGAACTGTTGAAAGACACGGTTATTTATTAACTGATATGGCTATTAACGAGGAGAGAAAAAAGAATTATCCTCCTGAAGATTTCAGACACCATATTAAAAAATATGACAATGTTATTGAAATTGATTTAAGTAAATTTAAACCAAAAGGAAAAGGTAATTAAAAATGAGTAGTACATTATTAGTAGATGGAGATATAGTTGCGTATCAAATAGCATTTAGAACTGAAACACCTATAAGGTGGGAAAATGAAGTTTGGACATTGCACTCTGATGAACACGAGTGTAGACAATTAATTGATGAATATTTTTCTACATTAAAAGAAGATACTCAATGTGATAATGTTCTTATTGCTTTTTCTGATAAAGCTAATTTTAGAAAAGATATATTTCCTGATTATAAAGCCAATAGAATTAAACAACGAAAACCACTTACTCTTAAATATTGTAAAGAGTATATGAAAAAGAATTTTAAAATTTATATTAAACCTACTCTTGAAGCTGATGATGTATTAGGTATTTTAGGTACATCTAAAATTATTAAAGGAACTAAAATAATTGTATCAACAGATAAAGATTTAAAACAAATTATAGGTTTACATTATAATCCAATAACAAAAGAATTTTTTAAAGTTTCTAAAAAAGAAGCTGATTATAATTTTTATTCACAAATTTTAACAGGTGATCCAGTAGATAACTATAAAGGCTGTCCGTCTTATGGTGAGGTAAAAACTCATAGAGTTTTATCTGTATCGAAGAACTATTGGAAAACTATTGTTAAGTGTTATGAGGGTGAGGGATTAAAAGAAAAAGATGCTTTAATCCAAGCTAGAGTGGCAAGAATACTTCGGCATACGGACTATAACTTTAAAAAGGAGAAACCTAAATTATGGACGATTCAAAAATAAAAGCACAAGATGTGCTAGAAGAAGCCAGTACAATTATTACTGGTAAGAGACAAGAAACTTACGGAGATAAATTAGTTAATCATATAAATATAGGACGTTTGTGGTCGGCTTATTTAACTAATCATTTTGGTAAAGAATTATTTATTCGTGCTGATATGGTTGCTGATTTGTTTGAATTAGCTAAAGTAGCTAGACGACAAGCTGGTGATTATAACAGAGATGATTATATTGATGGTGCTGGTTACGCTGCCATTAGCTGTGAGTTAAGGCAAGTTATTGAAGAACCAAAACCTACTGGTCAAGATGATAAACCGAGACATTAAACATTGGAAAAAGAAAATTTGGAAGAATATAGATATTCTAATAGAAGATGAATTTTATGCTAAAACTCCAGATTTATCTGATAAAGTTTTCCCAATAACTGCTAAAGCAAAACATAAAATTATTGAAGTAAATTCAGTACGTTCTACTGTTGAAGAAATTGATCCTGAAATGGAGAAAATGTTAAATGAAAAAGCTGCTAAAATTACTTCTGAAGTGGTTGAGAAAAAACCCGATAAAATATAAATTAGTTTTTGTATTTTGGGAGGACGCAAACAGTTCAACAACTTGGGAAGATATTACAACAATCGAAACTATGCTACCTGCCGTCTGTTGTAGCATTGGTTTTCAAATTAAAAAAACAGATGATGCCTTTGTATTAACCTCTGATCTTTCTTTTGATGAAGATAATAAAGAATTTGTCATAGAAGAAGGAGGGAATACAATGGTTATACCTACCAAAAATATTCTGAAAATCACAGAAATTCCCCTTACATATAAATTTTAAGTAAAACCTACCTTTTGGTTGCTCTCTTGGATAACTTTATGGATATTACTCAAGAATTAATCAATTATTTAGAGCAACAATTTCCTGATAAAAGCCCAGATATGAACGATAATGAACGAAAAGTTTGGTTTAAGTCTGGTCAAGCGAGTGTTGTTAAACACTTGAAACAGAAGTTTTCCGATCAAAATAAAAACGTGTTAAACAGAAAAACAATAGGAGATATATTATAGATGTGTGGATCAATTTTTAGAGCACCTAGAATACCGCCTCCTCCTCCAACACCAGCTCCTCCAGCAACAATAATAAATGCAGCAGGTACGAAGATTCGTACTACAGCTCCGTCTGCTCCAAGAACCGCAGAATATAATACTTCGGTAGCGAGAAGACGATATGGAAAGAGAGCTTTGCGTATTCCTTTGGATAGTGCATTTTTAGGTGGTGGAACTGGAGCAAACGTACCATAGACAAATGGCAGAACAATCAGTAAAAGGTCGTTATAGTCAGTTAGAAACTTTACGATTGCCTTTTTTAGAAAGAGCAAGAGATAGTGCTGAATTTACGATACCTTCTTTAATACCAAGAGATGCCCACTCTAACACCACAAAACTTTATACACCATATCAAGGTATAGGTGCGAGAGGCACAAACAATTTAGCTAGTAAATTATTATTAGCATTATTACCACCAAACACTCCATTTTTTAGATTAGCAATAGATGAATTTACATTAGCTGAAATTGCTGGACAGGGTGGAATGAAAGGTGAATTTGAAAAAGCATTAGCTTCCATAGAAAGAGTAGTAATGAATGAAATGGAAGTTAATAATTTTAGAACAACAATTTTTGAAGCGTTAAAACATTTAATAGTTGCAGGAAATTGCCTTCTTTATATTACACCCGAACTTAAAATGAAAGTTTATCATATAGATCGGTATGTAATGAAAAGAGATGATGTAGGAAATGTATTAGAAATTATAACAAAAGATACAGTTAGTCCTAATTCAGCTAGTGAAGAAGTTAAAGCAATTATCAAAGGAGAAGTTAATTCTTCTTATGAAGACACTATTGACATATTCACCTACGTAAGACGTAGTAGTGATGGTAAAAGGTGGACTGTCCACCAAGAGGTAGTTGATACAATCCTACCTGACAGTGAAGGGACTTACCCTATGGACAAGTCCCCTTTTATTCCTTTACGTTATACTTCAATCGACAATGAAGATTGGGGTAGAGGTTTTATCGAGGAGTATATTGGCGATCTTCGTAGTTTAGAGGCGTTATATAGAGCAGTTGTTGAGGGATCAGCAGCAGCAAGTAAAGTTTTATTTTTAGTGAAACCCAACGGAAGTACCCGACTTAAAACTTTATCTGAAAGTCCAAACGGTGCAATACGAGAAGGAAATGCTGAAGATGTAACAACCCTTCAAGTTAACAAAGGTGCTGACTTTAATATTGCATTTCAAACAATGAAACTTATTCAAGATAGATTACAGTTTGCGTTTATGTTGAATACGTCAGTTCAAAGAGATGCTGAAAGAGTTACAGCAAAAGAAATTGAATATGTAAGTCAAGAATTAGATGATAGTCTAGGTGGTCTTTACTCGTTATTATCTCAAGAATTACAATTACCATTAATTAATAGATTAATGTTTCAAATGGAGAAGAAGAAAAGACTTCCTGTTTTACCAAAAGGACAAGTTAGACCTAAAATTGTTACAGGATTAGAAGCATTAGGTCGAAGTACAGATTTACAAAGATTAAATACATTTGTTCAACAGATTGCTCCATTTGGAGAATCAGGCTTATCTTCATTAAATATAAGTGAATATATAAAAAGAATTGGAACATCATTAGGTGTTGATATGGACGGCTTGATTAAATCTGATGAACAATTAGCACAAGAGCAACAAGCTGCACAACAACAGGCATTACAAGATCAAGTAGCACCACAAGTAGCAAAAGAAGGTATGGGTATGGTAAGAGACACAGTTAAGGGAGATCAACAACAACAAATCCAAAAAGAAAAGGAAAGAGGACGAGCATAATATGGCTGATGAAAACACAGTAAAAATACCCGTAGATGAAAAAGTTGATACGCAAGAGCATATTGACGCTATGGTGAAAAAATCTGAAAATACAAATACTTTAGATATAGACACGGGTGAAGAAAATACTCCTACTGAAACAGAGGTAGAAGAAAAGAAAGTAGAAACCCCTAAAGAAAAAATACTTGGTAAATTTAATACACAAGAAGAATTAGTTAAGTCTTACCAAGAATTAGAAAAGAAACTAGGTACTCCAGAAGAAAGTAAAAAACCTGATAATCTTAAAGCTGAAACTAAAGTTGAAGGATTAAAAGGTGTAGACTTCGCTGGTGTTCAAGCAGAGTTTGAAGAAAATGGAGAATTAAGTGAAGATACTTTCAAAAAACTTGAAGATTCAGGATTACCTAAATCTTATGTAGATAATTATATTGAAGGCATTAAAGCTGTCGCATTAAAGTTTGAAGACGAAGCGTATGAAAGTGCTGGAGGTAAAGATAACTACGATAAAATGATTACTTGGGTGAAAGATACTCTTTCTCCCGATGAAGTTAAAATGTTTAATGACGGTATTGCAAAAGATAACCACACTGCCCTTTATACAATTAAAGGTATGTTTGGTAGATATACGTCAAATACTAAAGAACCAAATTTAACAGTAGGCGAAAATGCTATGGCTTCTACTGGAGTTAGATATGAAAGTATGGCTCAAGTTAAAGCTGATATGTCTAATCCGAAATATGAGAAAGATCCAGCATTTAGAAAGCAAGTTGAAGAAAAACTTTCACGTTCTACTATTATATAGAATTTAGGTTAAGTGATTACGCCTAAAAAAAAGTAAAAGATAAGACTTTACCCTTCGAGGAGGATAATACTGATACTACTTTTATAGATCATATAAAGTTAATCATATAACAGTCTAAATTAAAGGAGATTATTATGGCAGATGCCACAGTATCAAATTTAGGTCAAGCGGCAGCGACAGGCTCAACAACAGCATTATTTTTAAAAGTATTTGCTGGTGAAGTGTTGACAGCATTTGAAGATGCCCAAACGACTTTAGACAAGCACGTTGTTCGTAGTATCAGTAGCGGTCAATCAGCACAATTCCCAATTTTGGGAAAAGCAACAGCAGAATATCATACTGCTGGAGCTGAAATTACTGGCACTGCAATCACGCATAATGAAAGAAATATATCAATACAAGGTTTATTGATTGCTCCAGTATTTATTGCGAAGATAGACGAAGCGAAGAACCATTATGATGTCAGAAGCACATACTCAAAAGAGTGTGGAAATGCTTTGGCTCAAGTTATGGACAAGCACGTTTATCAACAACTAATCAATGCTTCACGAACGGCAGCAGCAGCTCCACAACCAATAGGTGTTCAACTTACTGATGCGGACTTTGTTACCAGTGGATCATCAGCAGCAGCAACTATATTTTCTGCAGCCCAAAAAATGGACGAAAACAATATACCTGAAAACGATAGGTATGTAGCAGTAAATCCAGAAACATATTATAACTTGGTACAAACTACTAATGTTATAAATAGAGACTGGGGTGGAAAAGGTGCTTACGCTGAAGGTGAAGTATTAAAAGTAGCAGGAGTAAGTATTGTTAAAACTAACAACTTACCTTCAACTAACATTACATCTGGAGTATTAGATGGTTCTGATGGGACGTTGGGAGGAGACTATGCTCCTACGGCTGGCGTAGCTTGGCACAAATCAGCAGCAGGAACGGTAAAATTACTCGACCTATCTGTTGAGATGGAATACGATGTGCGTAGACAAGGAACTTTACTTGTAGCGAAATATGCTATGGGACACGGAGTTCTTCGTCCTGACGCAGCTTGGGAAATTAGAACAGCGTAATTTTATATTACTTTGTTCTTACAAAATCAGAGGGCGGTAGCGGGAGACTTAAACCGCCCTTTGGTGCAACTTTAGAAATTAATTAAAATTATGGCAACAGTAACTACAAAACTAGAAGCAGTTAACACTATGATGACTTCGATTGGAGAAACTCCAGTCAACAGCATAACTTCCTCAACAACAACTGATGTTTCAATAGCAATACAAATTCTTGACAATGTAAGTCGAGAAGTACAAAGCGTTGGTTGGCATTTCAATACAGATACCAGATATAAACTCACTCCCAATTCTTCAAATCAAATAGAACTAGCAGCAAACATATTACGCATAGATACTTCAGGAGCTAGTGCATCTAAAGACTATGTAGAACGTGCTAGAAAATTCTGGGATAGAACAAATCATACTTATACAATTACTGATCCAACAGTAGAAACTGATATAGTTTGGTATTTAGAATTTACAGAAATACCTGAAGCAGCTCGAAGATATATTACAATTAGAGCTTCAAGAATTTTTCAAGACAGAATGTTGGCTTCTGATATTTTACATAAATTTCATCAAGTTGATGAAGTACAGGCTTTAGCTGTATTGAAAGAAAGTGAAGGAGATACCAGAGATCATAGTATCTTTGATAATTATAGTGTTTATAGTGTTACAGACAGAGATAATTATCAACCCAATAAGTCAACACTTGATTAATGAATAATGGCAAGATTAGTAAGTTCATCAATACAAAATCTACTCAACGGGGTGTCCCAACAGCCCGATACAGTAAGACTTCCTAACCAAGCTGCTACTCAAGAAAATGGGTTATCAGATGTGGTGTTTGGACTTGGGAAACGACCTTCAACAGAACACGTAGCAAAATTAAGTACAGCTACCGATACTAATGTTAAAGTACACTTAATAAATAGAGATAGTGTTGAACAATATGTTGTATTAATTACGAATGGTGGACTTAAAGTTTATACATTAGGTGGTGTTGAAAAAACAGTAGTAGCACCTTCGGGTTTAAGTTATTTAACTACAACAACTCCTAATACTGATATTAACTGCATTACCGTAGCTGATTATACGTTTATAGTTAATAAAGGAACAACTATTGCAAAATCAGGATCAACAGCAACTTCTCGACCTGCTGAAGCAATATTTTATGTAAAAAATGGCCAGTATAAAACTACCTATGAAATTAAAATAGATGGTTCTACACAGGCAAGTTATCAAACTTTAGATAATTCTAGTTCTGGAAATGCAAGTAGTATTACTACTGATAATATTGCAACAGAATTATATAATGATTTAGCTGCTGCTCTTACAGGCTATACGATTGAAAGAGATGGTTCTATTATTTATTTATCAAAGACTTCTGGAACATTTACAGCAGGGGTTACAGATGGTTTAGGGGGAGATGGTTTAATTCAATTAAAAGATAAAACTCAAAACTTTTCTGATTTACCCTATAAAGGAAGAACAGATTTTTTAATAGAAATAACTGGAGATGGCGGAACTGAATTTGATAATTATTTTGTTAAATGGGACGGTTCAGCTTGGGTTGAAACAGTTAAAGGTGGTTTAGACAATTCCTTTGATCCAACAACAATGCCGTTTGTTCTTATCCGAACAAGTGATGGTAATTTTCGTTTTACTCCTTGTGATGGTGGTACATATACAATCGGTGCAGCTTCTTATGATGATCCTGAATGGGGAGATAGAGCTGTCGGTGATATAGTGACTAATCCTGATCCATCTTTCATTGGAACAAAGATAAATGATATTTTCTTTTACAGAAATAGGTTAGGATTTTGTGCAGATGAAAATGTAGTCTTTTCTAAAGCTGGAGAATTTTTTGACTTTTATTATAGTACGGTTACTACAACTCAAGATGATGATCCTGTAGATATTTCTGTAAGTCATAATAAAGTTTCTATATTAAAATATGGTGTACCTTTTAATGAAGAATTAATATTATTTTCAGATCAATCACAGTTTATATTAAAGCCTGAAGAAACACTTACAGCTAAAACAGTTTCAATTAATCAAGCAACTGAATATGAAATATCAGATACGGCCAAACCCTTTGGGATAGGTCAAAATATTTATTTTGGATTTACTAGGGGTTCTTTTTCAGGTGTTAAAGAATATTATGTTTCTAGTGATACAGAAGTAAAAGACGCAACAGATACAACAATTAATCTTCCTAGATATATAACAGGTAATGTATTCTCCCTTAAAGGTTCTTCTACAGAAAATACTTTATTTGCTTTATCTGATGAGAATAGAAATCAACTATATGTTTACAAATTTTATTTTGATGCAAATCAAAAGGCGTTACAGAGAAGTTGGTCTACTTATATTTTAGATACTTCTGATGTTATATTAGATATAGATACAATTCAAAACTTTGCTTGGCTTGTAATTAAAAGAGCTAATGGTACATATTTAGAAAAAATGAATATGAAATCCAATGAAGCTGAAACGAATTTAGATTTTCCAGTTTTATTAGATAGAAAAACAACTGCAACTGGTGTTTATGCTAGTGGTACTGATTTAACAACTTGGACAGTTCCTTACCCTGAAACTAGCTCTATGGAAGTAGTTTATAATGGTTCTTGGCCTGTAGCTCAAAAAGGTAGAAATGTTACCATTACACAAGCGAGTAGTACGAGTATTACAGCGTTAGGAGATCACTCGGCTTATCCCTGTTTTCTTGGTAGAAAATATAATTTTAAATATGAGTTTTCTAAATTTTATACTAGAGAACAAAAGGCAACAGGAACTTCAACAACAGTTAATACAGGTAGATTACAACTTAAACATATTGGTTTAATCTTTGGAGATACAGGTTATTTTGAAGTAACAGTAGCTCCTAGAGCTAGAACTTCTGGTGTGTATAAATTTACAGGACAAATATTAGGTTCGAGTAGTTTTGTTTTAGGAACACCAAGTTTAGATACTGGGGATTTAAAAGTTCCTATTCAATGTAGAAATAAAGATGTAACTATTGATATACAAAATAATACTTATCTTCCTTGTAACTTCTTGTCGGCAGAGTGGACTGGGATTTTCTCCATTTTATCAGCAAGAATGATTGCTTGATGATTGTCGAAAGAGACAGCATAGAATCTGATTGTGAAGAATTAGCTAAACATTTAAGAAAACCTGATTTTGATGAAGTTGTTACAGTTACTAAAGAAGCTCCTTTAAAACCCATTGTAAGAGGTTTTAGAGCAGCTACTTACTGTAAATCTGTATTAAATAATGGAAATATGATTATGATGTATGGCGTGTGTCCTACGTTATATCATAAAGTAGGTTCTCCTTTTTTATTAGGAACAGATCGCTTTTTAGAAGTTAAATTACCTTTTGCTCGACAATGTAAAAGTAGAGTAGAAGAAATGCAGAAACAATATCCTATACTTTGGAATTTTATAGATAGCCGTAATACGGTTCATCTACGATGGATTAAATGGTGTGGGTTTAAATTAATTAACAAGAAATATATAGATAAAATTAAATTTTATGAATTTATAAGAATAAAAAAATATGTGTAATCCTTACGCTTATGCAGCTCTCCAGTTTGGACAGCAGTATATGCAATACCGAGCTGACAAAGCTTATGCGGCTGACGTTAACGCAAGAACAGATGCAGCAGCAGCTAGAACGAGAGATGAAGCTATTTATAAGGATATATCATTACAAAAGAAAAAAGGTGTTGAATACGATAAAAGTGCTGCCGAGAAGTTTAAATTATCTTTAGAAGCTAAAGAGAAAAAGGGAAAAGTAAAAGTTCAATTATTTGAACGTGGCGTACAAGGTAATATGTTTGCTACTTTAATCGGTGATATAGATAGATCAGAAGGTAGAGGATTTAATCTTATTGATACGAACTATGAAAATACAATTATAAGTATTGAAGATCATAGATTAGCTTGGAACAGGCAATTTACTAATCAAATTTTAAGTATGCCTCAAAAGGGTTATCCTTCAATCGGATCTTATCTTTTAACTGCTGGTGTTAATTCAAGTGCTGGGTTCTTAATGGCAAAAGCACCTACTACTCCAGATGCAAGTATTGATATGAGTAGTTATAACTTTAACCCTGATGGAAGTACATAATGGCAGCAATAGATACAAAATTAGATTTAAGTAGAGTTTCTGGAGTTGGAGATATTAAAAGCTTCAAGGAAGCTCCCTCAGTTAGTGTTTCTCGTAGTCAAACACAAAAAGGCAGTAAATTTGAATCATTAGCTAAAGCGTTATCTGATATTAGTCCTACATTACTTCAATGGAGTGATAAATATAGTAAAGAAAAAGCTACTGAAGGAACATTAAAGGGTGCTAATGCTATTAACGGTATGACACTCAATGAAGCACGTATAGCTCATAAGGCAGGTTTTCCTGACATTGAAAATGCGTGGGCTAGATATGGTGCTTACAAACAGTATGCGTCTAATGCTGCTGATAATTTTGTTTTTGAATTTCAAAATAGTTATAACGAAAATAAACACGATAAAAAATATAATTGGGAAACAGATTTAGCTGAAAAAACTCAGGTATTTTTAGAAGGTAAAGAAGAAGATGTTTATTTTCAAGGTGCGTATAGTGTTGCAAATACAACACTTACAAGTTGGATTAATAAACAAGAAGTAGAAAAACAATCTGCATTATTAACTGAAAGAGTAAAGACAGATACTTCTTTTCAAGTTAAGTCTATTCCTAAAAAAGTTGAAACAAGAATAGAAGTTGATTTTCTTGAAAATTATACATCACCTCACGATTTTGATGATGAAGGTTATTATGAAGCACAGGCTAAATTCAGAAACGATAATTTTATAAAATACTGGGAAGAAGAATTAGATTTAATTAAAACTAATTTAAATCCAGCAATAACTTTATCTGATTTAGATTCTATTATTATAAGTCAAGGTGAAGCTCACGTTGCAACAGATGGCCGCTATGCTGCGATGTATAAAAAGATGATTACAGAAGAACGACCTGATGGTACTCCTGCAATTATGGATAATCCAAAATATCAAACTAGAGCAGAGGCGTTATTAGATGAGATTGCTAGAATAGAAAATACAGGTAATTTTTATAATGATTTCCAAAATGGAAATGTTAGTAAATATTCTAAAAAAGACTTTATTAAAAATTCAGATGATATGCTTAAGCATTTAATTAAAGTTAATAAAGCACAATTTAATATAGATGATAATCAGGCATTTGCTAAAGCTGTTTTAGATTTAATGCCAGCGATGAAAAAAAATGCACCTATTAAATATATTCAAGAAATATTAAATAGACCCATTGGTCGTGAGGTTACTAGAGATAATAGATTAGGATTACAACTTGCAATTCTTCTACATAAAGAAGGACTGTTTGGTGCATACTTTGATGAAAATAATAAACAGTCTGTGTTCTGGAGTATTGCTGTTAATAAGTTTTTAACAGGTAATCAAAATCCAGATCAGATATTAAAAGAGTTAGGCCAGTTTCAAGGTAACTTTATGAAGAAAGCCTATTCAACATTAATTTCTGAAAATAAAGAGGAATTTAATAATCGGTTTGGTAGACTTGATATGCTTAAGCCAAAAAATAGATCAATCATTTATCCAATGGGTGAATATTTTAAAAATGTAGCAGGTGATGGTTGGGAAAATGAATTAGAAAGTTGGGTTAAGAAAAATTATACAGAATTTAATGAAGTTTTATATAGTAAGAATAAACTTCAAGAATTAGGTATTGAAGCTAACGAATATGAAAATGCTAAAAAAGTTGTATTAGAATTATTAAATGACAAATTAAGTCTTACAGATAATCTTCGAGATAGCGATTTAGAAAATGTATTCGATGATATTGGTGTAACTGGTTATAAAGAAATTGGTAGTGTTATCCTTAAAGGTTTACCGAAAGAAAAACTTTATCTTCTTTTAGAAGATTATGAATTAATACTTAATCCTGAAGATGGGGAAATATCTTTAGGTATAAAACACGGAGATGTATCTTTTCAACTTCCCGCAACTTGGGAATCAAAAGATGGTACAGTATCTTGGTTAACTGTTCCTATTAGTGAATTTAGAACAGCTCTTAATAAAAAGGCAGTTGAACAAAAAGAAAAATTGAAAGAAAAAGCATTTAAAAAAGATAAAAAAATAAGCAAAATAAATAAAATGCTAAGGGAAAATAAGTCTTATTATTTGGATTAAATTATGGAAAATAAAATAGATTGGGATTTTATAAGTGAATTAGAAGGAGCTGCTATTAAAGTTGGTTATGTTCCTGATGCTGATTCTAGTCAATCAGGTGTAACGATTGGAACTGGATTTGATTTAGGTTCTAAAGATGAAGATTTTATGACAAGCATTGGTGTATCTCAAAATATAACTGATAAACTTAAACCTTTCTTTAGTTTAAAAGGTGCAGAGGCAGCGAAGGTAGCAAATAAATTACAATTAGATGATAGCGAAGTAAAAGAATTAGATCAAGCATCTAAAAATTATTATGCAAATAAGATCATAGAAAAATACGAACACGATAGTGGGAAGTCTTTTGATGATTTATCTTCTGAACAACAAACAGTAATTGCTTCTGTTGGTTTTCAATATGGTAGTTTTGATAGAACTCCTACATTTTGGGCAGCAGTAACTAATGGAGATTGGGAAGGTGTTGAAAAAGAATTAAGAAACTTTGGAGATAACTATTCTAAAAGAAGAATTATAGAAGCTGATCTTTTAGGTAAAAAAAAAGTTGAAGCATTATTTGTAAAAGATAAAACTGATAAATTACCTTCTCAAGATATTGAGGGTGTTAAAAAAGTATTAGAAGAAGTAAAAGAAGAACCAGAAAAAGAAGAACCGTTTAAATATAATCCTATCAAAAATCTTTGGTATCAAACTGATCAGGGTGGGGAATTATATTTAGATAAGGTATTTCAAACTTATCAAGATATGGCTAACAAAAGAGAACCAGCACCATTTGGAGTTGCAGCTATTTCAGCTATATCTGATATTTGGATTATACCGAGTATTGCTAGGTTAGTATCAGTACCCGCATTTGAGTCACCACCTGAAGGTTATTCTTTAGAAATGGACAATGAATATGTCGAACAAACGTGGAAAGATAATAATATAAGTCCTGAATTTTATGGTGAATTTGCTGGTGTAATAAATAGAGATCATTTTGATTTTACTTTACAACGAGTTATTCAGCATCAAAAAAATAAAGAATTATTAGCTACTTTAGGTTGGAAAGGTACAGCTCTTGAAATAGGAGCTTTTTTTACTGATCCTGTAAGTTGGTTGGGCTATGGAGCTGTGGCTAAACTTTTAAAACCTACTTTATTAGCCACTAGATTAACGAGAACTCAAAAGTTTATTAGATCAGGTTTAGCCTACGGTGCAACAGAAGGAACTCTTTTTACTCCTGTGGCTTTAGATAATCCTACTTACGGTATAAGTGATGTCATCATAGCGACAGCTTTGGGTGGCACTCTTGGAGGAGGATTGAGTGTAATTTTCTCGAAAAACCTTAATACAATAGCTAAAGCAGAGACGCTTATGGATATTGAGGAGCAAGGTTTAAAAGTTACAAAAAAGGGTGAAAAAGAATTTAAAAAAGTTAAACAACCTTTCAATACTAAAGCATTACAAGAAACTGAAGATATTGTTGAAGATATTTCTTTAGTTAAAAATATAGGTTTAATATTTGGAAGATTAAGAGATTTACCATTTTTAGGATTATTTCCTTTTAATAGATCAGGTGCTTTGGGGACAAGTAAAAGTGAACTGGTAAGGTTATTTAATTTTTTAGGACAAGAAGAACCTGTTGGGTATGTTTTTAAGGCAGGTAAAAGAAAAGGTCAAATTGCACCTCAAGATGATACAGTTGAATTAATAAGAAATAGTATTATTCAAGGTGGTCATAATATTGTTTATAAAGAAGTGCTACCAGCTCTTAAGGCTTATCTTACAGAAAGTGGACATAATTTTATTGGACGTTTTGTTGCCTTATCGGCTAAAAAAGATTTTTTAAAAAAAGTAGCTGAAACAATAAGAAGTGGTAAGCCGTCAGGTAATGCACATATTGATAAAGCAGCTACAGCATATCGAGATGGTTTTAGATTTATGGTAGACCAGATTAAAAAATCTGGAATTGATGGTGCTGAAAATTTAAAATACTTTGATCAATATTTACCTCGTAAAATCTCTCCTGAAAGATTAGGAGAATTAATTAATCGTATTGGGTTTGATGGTGTTGTTCATTTATTAGAAGGTGCAATATCCAGAGCACAACCAGCTTTACGAACAAGTATTACAGCTAAAACAGGTGGTAAGACTATAAAAGTACCTAGTCAAGAACCCTTAAAGGCAAAATTAAAAGACTTAAATAAAAAGATAAAAGAATTAAATAAAAAGAAACCAAAGGCCACTCAAAAGAAAGCATTAGAAAAGTGGAATTTAAGAAAAGAAAATTTAGTAAACCAATTTAATGATTTAAATGAAAGCATTAAAGCAGGAAATGTAGTTGAAACAACAATAGCTGCAAATAAAGTTCAAGTATTAGCTAAAGCAATTATTAAAGCAGCTCAAATGTCTAACCGTGCTGGTGGGTTTGATATTGAGTCTTTAGTTAAAATTAAAGATCCTGCAAAATTAAAAGAATATCTTGATGATGTATTACAGGATATACCAGCAGCAAATAGAGAAGAAATTGCTTTAGCATTACAGGATAATATTAGTTTAATAACTTCTGGTCGTCTCGAAAAAAGAATTAGATTAGATGAATTATGGGAAGACACTATTGATGGCGTTAAGGTTCGTTTAGATGATATTTTTGAAAATGATGTAGATTTACTTTGGCATAGTTATATGAATGAAATGTCAGGTTGGATAGCCATTGGTCGAAGATTAAATATTAAAAATAGAAATGAATTATTAGCTTATCAAAGAAAATTAGAAAAATCTATTGATGATGCCTATGTAGATAAAGAAGCATCTTCGAGGTATCTTACAAAAAATAAATATATTGCTGGAGAAGAAAAGAAAACAATAACTAGCTTCTTTAAAAATATATTAGGTCGTAGTGCTGAAGATGATCCTACGGATATGTGGAGTTCATCTTTAAGAGCATTAAGAAAATACAATTTTATGAGAGTGCTAAATCAAGTTGGTATAGCACAGCTCCCTGAATTTGGTGTTGTTACAGCACAACAAGGATTTCTTACATTAGTACAAGAAATGCCACACTTTAAAAGATTACTCGTTAAAGCTCAAAAGGGAGAGCTGGACGATACGTTCTTTGAAGATATGGCAACTGTTCTTTCTACAAATGGAACAGAACATATTTCAAGAGGCATTACAAATTATGAAATTGAAGATATGGGTGCTACCGCAGTTGGTAAAATGCACGATGCAGGTAGAGGTAAGATTTGGAAATATTCAAATTTAGGTGAAAGAGCAACAGGTCACGTTTCAGGTTTATTCTTTATAGATAGCCTTGAAAGACGATTAGCGATGAGATTATTTGTTAATCGAATGGCTAAAGATTTAATTGATGTTGCTGAAGGTGGAAAAGCATTACATAAATTAAAAGGTAGATTAAACAGATATAGAGCTATTGGGTTTACTGATGAAGAATTATTAGCAATCGGTAGAGAATTTTCTAGTAAAAATGTAACTACTCAAAGAACAGCTTTTGGTAGACGAGTTCTACATTTTAATTTCTCTAATTGGGCTGATCAAGATTTAGCTTATACTTTTGGACGAAGGGTAAATAGGTACGTTCAAAGAGCAGTACAATATAATTATCTTGGAGATACAAATAGATTTTTCTCTGATAAAGCATTAGGTAAATCGTTAGGTCAATTTAGATCATTTATTATGACGGCTTGGTCTAAACAATTTTTACACAATTTAGCTTTAGCTGATATGCAAACAGCTACTACATTTTTATATACAACAATGATTGGTGGTTTAGCATATATTGGTCAAACAAATATGAACGCTATTGGTATGGATAAAGTAACAAAGAAAAAATATTTCAGAAAGAAATTTGGAAATTATAAAAGTGGAGATTACTCAAAATTTGCTATGGCATCTTTTCAAAGATCAGGCTGGTCGTCATTAATACCACCTTTAAGTGACTTTGCTTTAAGTGCATTATCTCCAGATAATAGATTTAATTTTAGATCATCAGGATTAGAAATGAATTTATGGACAGGTAATCCAACTTACGATGTTCTTGGTGGTATTGGAAAAACAGCTCACGCTTTACTTAAAACAACTAGAAATGATTATAGGTGGTCAAGAACAGATATGAATAGAATGATGAGATTACTCCCTTTTCAAAATATGTATGGAGTAAATAATATATTAAACTTTATAAGAGATAATTCAGGATTACCACGAAAGGGTAGCTCAAGTAATTTATAATAAAATATGGCATATGCAATAGACACGTATACAGGAAATGCGTCAACAACAACATTTAACGTAACCTTCCCGTATATTTCAACGACAGATGTAGTCGTTACATTAGATGGTGTAACACAAACAATAACAACACATTACACTTTTGCTACTTCATCAACAATACAATTTGTAAGTGCTCCAGCAAGTGCTGTAACAATAAAATTTATAAGGTCAAGTAATAGAACGGCTAGATTAGTAGATTACCAAGATGGTTCTACGATTACAGAAAATATTTTAGATCAAGATAGTAATCAGTTATTTTATATGGCTCAAGAAGCCCTTGATATTACTGATAGTAACATTGGTTTAAGTTTATCTACGGATCAGTGGGACGCTTTAAGTAAAAGAATTACAAATGTCGCTAACCCTACGGCTAACCAAGACGCTGTTACAAAATATTATTTAGAAAACACTTGGTTATCAACTTCAGACAAAGCGAATTTAACTTCTGTAGAGGAG